AGGAGATACAGCACGATACAGATACAGGCTTCAACATTAAGATCGTAGATGCAACTAGAGACTAATGTTGTATTCAGGCACCTACTCCAAGCTGACAAGAAGATCATCATCGAGCAAGGAGGTACCCGTTCAGGAAAGACCTACAACATCCTGATATGGATAATTTACTACTGCCTATCCGAAGCTAAAGGAAAGACGATCACCATATGCCGGAAGACCTTCCCTGCGGTGAGGTCTTCGGTGATGCGTGACTTCTTCGAGATCCTCGAGAAGGTCGGGCAATACAACCCGGCAAACCACAACAAAAGCTCACACGAGTATATGCTCGGTGGGAATATGGTCGAGTTCATATCCCTAGACCAACCACAGAAGGTAAGAGGTCGCAAGAGGGACCTGCTCTACATCAATGAGGCCAACGAGCTGCACTACGAAGACTGGCAGCAGCTGATCCTCCGGACCACAGGCCGAGTGATCATTGACTACAACCCAAGTGATGAATACCACTGGATCTACGACAAGGTCATACCAAGAAACGACGCACAGTTCCACAAAACAACATACCTAGACAATCCCTTCCTACCACAGACGATCGTCGATGAGATCGAACGCCTGAAGGAAACAGACGAACAATACTGGCAAGTCTACGGACTAGGAGAGAGAGGAGCGTCCAAAGCGCTCATCTTTCAATACCACGAGACAGAGAAGATACCGGAAGGAGGAAGACTCGTCGCAATGGGAATGGACTTCGGGTTCACGAACGATCCAACAACACTCGTCGCAGCATACGAATACAACGGAGAGCTATACTTTGATGAGAAGATATACCAAACAGGTATGACAAACAGAGATATCCACAAAACGCTCCAGGGACTGAACCTGGACCGTAGGGTAGAAATCTTTGCAGATAGTGCAGAGCCGAAGAGTATAAAGGAGCTGCAACTATTTGGCTGGAACATCAAACCCACAGCAAAGGGCCCGGACAGCGTAATGGCCGGTATAGATATGCTCAAGAGACACAAGCTCTACATCACCAAGGGAAGCATCAACCTGATCAAAGAGATGCGCAACTACAAGTGGATAGAAGATACCAACGGCAAGATCCTCAATAAACCGGTGGACCAATACAATCACGCTATCGATGCAATACGCTACGCCACATACAACAGAATGGCACGACCGAACTACGGAAAATACGCAGTGAGATAAAACAGAATCAAAAAAAACAGTTATTTATATATGCAGGTTGAAATCATCATACCGGAAGGTCTCCACGAGATCACACTAGGACAATACCAAAGATTCGTCTCGCTCAAAAGCGAAGACGAGATGTTCCTAGCACAGAAGGCAATAGAGATCTTCTGCAACGTGCCGCTGATCATTATCAACAGTATGCCCTACAAGGAAGTCACCAGAATCAGCAGTCGCATCTTCGGATACTTTGATAAGAAGCACAGCCTAAAGAAAAGCGTAAGCCTAGGCAACAAAGAGTTCGGATTCATACCTAACCTCGAGGATATTACCTTCGGAGAGTATGTAGACTTGGATAGCACGATCGTAGATTGGGACACGATGCACAACGCAATGGCGATCCTCTACCGGCCCGTCGTAAGTCGGGCCAAGGAGCTCTACAAGACAGAGGAATACGAAAGCAGCCATAAGTACAGCGAAACAATGAAGAGCGCACCAATGACGATGGTCTTCGGTGCCTTGGTTTTTTTTTGGACTTTAGGAACGGAATTGTCGATAGCTATGATGGAGTCTTCGGAGGAGGAGATGACTACAGCGTACAAGCAAACTTCGCACGAAAGTGGGGGTGGTACAGCAGCTTCTATGCACTCGCTAAAGGAGACGTTACAAAGTTTAAAGACGTTGCTAGGCTCGGTCTCCACAGCGCTATGATGTACCTAGAATTTGAGAAAGACAAAATAGAAACAGAACAAAGAATGCTAAAGAAGCAATGACAGGATACTACGACTTACTAGAGAAACTAAAGACAAGCCTGGAGGCAAACCCAAGCATTAACACAGTGACGACAGGAGATCTGCTTGAGGTGGACCTAGCGAAGCAAACGATCTTCCCACTAGCCCACATCATCGTGCAGAACGTAACCTTTGCCGATCAGGTGATGACGTTTAACGTCAGTATCTTATTTGCGGACCTGGTGGACTTCAACAAGTCCAACCCAAGAGACGGAGAGATCTTCAGAGGCAACAGCAACGAGCAGGACGTGCACAACACAATGCTACAGGTAGCCAACAAGCTATGGACGGATATGAGCAGAGGAACAATCTTCTCGGACCAATACCAGGTCGACGGCACGCCTACAGCGGAGCCGTTCGTTGAGCGCTTCGATAACGAGCTAGCCGGATGGGATATGACAATCAACATAAGCATACCGAATAAAGATATCAGTGCCTGCGTTTAACCCAAAATACCTCCAAGAGACCTTTGATACCTTCGGTAAGTACGTCGTGCAGCAAGCACGAACGAACCTAACCAAGAAGAAGAAGAACGTCAGCAAGAAGCTATACGACAGCCTAGGCTACAAGAGTGAGCCTAGCAAGAGCGGCGTCAGCTTCCGCTTCGAATTTTTTATGGAGGACTACGGAGAATACCAGGACAAAGGTGTCAGCGGTATCAAGAAGAAATACAACACACCCTACAGCTACCGAAACAAGAAGCCACCAATCGGACCAATAGACAAATGGATAGTAAAAAGAGGATTCAAAAGCATACGAGACGAGCAAGGCCGGTTCATCAAGAGACGGAGCCTTGCCTTTGCAATACAGAACAAGATATACCGAGACGGAATTAAACCGAGCCACTTCTTCACAAGAGCATTCACGTTAGGATACAAGCGAATGCCACAGGAGATAAGAAAAGCATTCAAGCTCGACATAGAAGAGTTTATGAAGTACACCCTAAAAGATATATTCTGATGCCTATAGTATCACCAACAAAACTTATAGGAGCAAGAAGCCCTATATACATCACGGCCAACTACGGATCATTAGCCTCCTCGATGACGGACGTCACCCTGGAAGTTTACATCTGGACAGGAGCGAGAGGCAGCAGACCCGCCTCGCCGCAATACACATTGTTCAGAGATGTCTTTGCAAGCACGGACCTATCCTTCGACATCGCAGCAATGGTCGAGGAGTACCTGACCAATAGCTACAGCGGCTTCAATATTATCGACGTAGGGAACGTGCCGGATGGTAGCGTAGTGTGGGTGCAAATAGACTACACCGTAAACTATGCGGACAAAGGCGACCCACCGGCTATTGTAAACGACACGGGTAGCTCGGCAATCTTTGAGGCAAGCAATGGATACCACCTATTCACGGAAGGAGCAAACAAGCAGCACTCCACAGGCTTCCTGCACAACACGTCACGCATCTACGTAACCGACGCAGGCAATGAGATTGTTGCAGCCTACCCAGGAGAATACGGATCAGGATACAACGACCTTACATTCGTCAGAGTGATAGGCGACTCACAATACGAGGTAGACTTTGATATTACATCGGACCTGATCAACACTCAAGCCGAGGGAAGGATCCTTACCTTTCCCTGCGGCATAACCAACGTAACAGAATGGCTAGACACAGTAGGAGAGCCATTGCTATACACGAAATACTACAGCATCCAGCTGCTACAGTCCGACGAGACGATCCTAGACTCCATAGACATCTATCCTACCTGCGAGAGTAAGTACACGCCAGCAGTGATAAGATACATCAACAGATACGGCGTATGGGAACCGATCTACTTCTTTAAGAGAAGCGATGACAATATGCAAACAACAAGTGAGCAGTACAGACGAAGCATTGGAACATCAGGCGCAAGTGGGTTCACCTACGACACAACAGAGGAGCTATACAAGAACTTCAACACCAACGGTAAGATCACCACGACACTGAATACAGGTTGGGTAAACGAAGAATACAAGGAAGCTATTAAGGACCTGCTTATGAGCGAGCGTGTAATGCTCGACGGTAAGCCGGTCAATGTGATCAGCGAATCAGTGACACTGCAGAAGGCAATCAATGACAAGACAATCAACTACACTATCCAGGTAGAAGAAGCATTCGACATTCGATATGTATAAAGTAGAGCTATATATTGACGGACAGCGAGCCGACCTATTTGAAGACGAAGCGATAGAGATCAACCTGACGACACAGAACATCAGTGACATCTCCAAGGTCTTCGGAGACTACAGCAATGGCTTTACGTTGCCGGCATCACCCGGCAACAATGCAATCTTCAAACACTACTACAACGTAGATGTCCAAGGCGGCTTCCAAGCAGCCCAAAGAGTAGATGCATTCATCGAGGTCAACAGCAACGTCTTCAAGCAAGGCGTTCTAGAGCTCGAGGAGGTACAACTGAAGAAAGGTGAGCCCTATGCCTACAGTGTCTCGTTTTACAGCAAGACGACAAGCCTGAAGGACCTGATAGGAGAG